CATCTGGATAAGTTTCAACAGACCAACTTGTTACTTGTGTTCCATTTACATATACTTTAATTCTATTACTTGCTGTTCCTTGTGTTGAATCATAAGCTATAACGATGTTGTACCAAGCAGACACATCTCTAAAAACTGCATTTGATCTTAATTGAAATTCTGTTGTACTACTTTCGTATCCACTAAAATCTAATGTATCAATTCTAAAATAGAATTCATCTACATTTGTAGAAGCATTATCTCCAGCACTCACCAAATATTTTGTTTCATTACCTGGCACATATAATTTTGATCTTTTAACCCAAAGACTGATCGTGAATATTTTTCTATTTGTAGCTGTTCCAAGAGTTTTGTTTAAATCCTCACTATTATCATATTCAAACCTACATGAGTTAGCTACATCATAGCCTGTTGTAACTTTAGCTCCTGGTAGAAGAAAATTATTAATTGGCACTAATCCTCCAATGTTGGAAGTTCACCTAATGGTCTCTCCATTACAACTGGATCACCTTCATCCGCTGTATTTACATAAGTATATAAAGTTTGTAAAGCAGGTGTATCACTAGCATTTGTAATTTGTGTTTCTTGTGCTGCAGCTTTAGTTCTAACTGCTGCTCTATGTGTTGTAATAGCTGATGGTACTGCTGTTCCAGCATCTGCTTTTCTAACTATGTACCAATCTGTATCTTGTAATATTCCAGCAGCTTGAGCTTTTATATTTCTAATTAAAATTGTTTTTAATCCTTCAACTGCAACATCACCTACATCTTTATCACTTGGTATTTTACCATCTGTTTTATCTTGTGATGTCCATAAAGTGTCTGCATGTTTTTTAGCTGTTGAATCTCCATAAGACCCTGTAACTTTACCACTTCCAAAAGCATAAGTAACATTAGTATTAATATACCACTTTTCATCTTTTCTTTTAGAAGTATCCATTTCTACTTCATAGATACCAATAGCTTCTCTTTCTGATTTAGACCATAAAGTAAATATTTGTTTTGAATATTGATTATCCCCAATAATAATACCTCTATTACCACTAAAGAATTTTGTAATTGATCCTGATTCTACTAATGCAAACATAATTCTCCTATGATAATGTTAAAGCTTGATTTCTACCAACTTCTAACCACTTAGATCCATTGTACCTAAATACAAATACATCTCCTAAAGCAGCTGTTGTAGTCAACGTTGGGGCTGTGTCCGAGGCAAACTCGAATACTGCGTTCCATGTTAAAGTTCTTGAACCTGTTCCATCTTGAATAATTAATAAAGAAATAAACTGACCTGTAGTAGCATTAGTTGGTGCAGCTAACGTTCTATTTCCAGCTAATGTTACTTTAGCAACATCTTCTGTAGATACATCCCAAGTAACTGTTGCTTGATCTGTAAGTGTAGATTCACTATAGTTTAATTTAGCAGATGTAATTAAATTATCCGCTATATCTGAAGCTGTTAATGCTTTTGTATTTGGCTCTTGACCAATATAAGCCATCTTACGTTATCTCCATTATGGAAAGTGTTCCTGACAGTTTATCTGCTACAGAGCAATCAATATTTAAATAATCTCCTGCTTCCATAATAACCTTACCGCCAGATAAAATCTCCAATGAACTTCCATTTGGAATTGACACATCATCAATTAAAAATGATGTTCCATTAGTTACATTATTAGCTCCGCCTCTATTGGATGTTGTACTAACAAGTTCTACCTCTGCAGTAACTGCTGAAGTATGTATGTTAGTCAATATCAAACCAAGAACAACTGTTGTTGTGCTCCCAGCGACAGTATACATTTTGTAGGCTGTGCCAGCACTAGCGGGTTCGGCTGCGAATGTAACTACTTTAAATGTATTCGCCATTTGTTTGTTTCTCCTTTTTTATTATTATTAATTTAACTCAGCCAAGTGCAATTGCTATGGGAGTTGGGTCCAATGCAGTTAGTTGTGTTTGGATATTACTTGTAACACCATCACAATAGTTTAATTCTGCTGCTGTAGCAGTAATATTTGTTCCACCTATATCCAATGTAGTCATTGAAACTTCTCCTGCAACCGTTAATACTCCACTAGTAAGTGTTAATAAATCTGTATCACTTGTATGCCCGATTGTCGTACCATCAGTAATAATATTATCAACTGTTAAAGTTGTAAGAGTACCTAAACTTGTTATATTTGATTGTGCTGCAGTTGTTACTGTAGCTGCTGTACCAGAAGCGTTTCCTGTTACATTACCTGTTAGTGTTCCTATAAATCCTGTAGCAGTTATTTTACCAGTACTGGGATTATATGTTAATGTTCCATCTGACTCTAATCCTAAATTACCGCCATCAACATCACCACCAGCAGTAAATATAATAGCATTATCTTCATTTGTGGATTCATTATCCGTTATTGTGACTGCTGTTGCTATAGCTGCAGTTCCTGTAGTATCTTGATTAAGAGTACCAACTGTAAAATCTAATGTATTATCTGCATCATCATATGCTACTGTAATACCTGATTCAGTATTTGAAGTAACCATAGCACCAACTGTATCTGCAATTGTCTCTGCTAAAGTAGTACCATTAATTGTAATAGCATCTGCTTCTAAAGTACCATCTACATCTACATCACCAGATATATCTAATTCTGTTGCTACAATTTTATCATTAAATGTTGCTGCACCTGCAGCTGACATATCTAATGTTAATGCTGTAATATCTGAACTACTATCTGTACCTTTAAATATAATATCTGCATCACCAGCCTGAGCATCAATTGTAATATCTCCTGAAGAAGTTGCAATTGTAACTGCTGCATCACCTGTTGAAACATTATCTGCTGCTACACTACCACTAGTATAAGTATTAAGTTGAGAAGCTGTAATATATTTTGTAGTACCAGCATCATCAATTAATATTTTATCAGCGTCAGCTACAGTAATACTTGTACCATCTGTTGCACCATCAATTTGAATTGCTGCACCTGATACTTTATCTGCTGTACTAATTGTAGATAATTTACTATCAGCAATTGAACCAGCTAACATAGAATTTTCTACAGCTGTTGAAGCAATTGTTATAGCTCCCGTAGAAGCCATTGTAACATCACCACTAACTGCTACTGGATTAAAATTTGTACCATCAGCTACTAATAACATTCCTGAAGTATTAGTACCCATTGTAATATCATCACCTGTAACAGTAAGATCTCCACCAACTGTTGCATTCCCCGATATATCAACTGCACCATTAATATCTATTGTAGTAGCATTAATTTCTATTTCACTATCTGATACTAAATCTAATACACCATCTGCTGATTGATGTATATATGTTCCTGTATCACCAAATAATAATTTTTCTGTACTATTCATTAGGACTTCATCAGAGAATTTAAAGTAATCCTCATCTTCCATCCATGTAAGTACACCATCTGCTGATTCACCATCGAAAGTTACAGCAATATCTGTACCTGAAGTACCATCACCTATAGTGATTGAAGTACCTAATAATTTTGTAATTGGTCCACCTTCTGCAGCAGTACCATCATGAGTATGTCCTGATGATACGGCAAAGGCAGCTAGAAGTTGATCAAATTCATTATTAAGATCTGTTGCCTCAATAACTCCACCGTCAACTATTCCAGATGAACTCTGTCTTGTATATGTTGCTCCCATTATCGTCTTCCTCCTGGTACGAACTCTAATTGAAATCCTCGGATTGACCAAGGTATATTATTACTTGTATCTGTTATTTTTAATGCAATAGCAAACCCTGATCCTTCTACTGATTTTCTTGTAATCGGTAAATCTCCTTGACCATAAGCTGCTGTTCCAAATTTTCCTATTCCAAAATATGCCCCACTACCAGATGACTCTAAAGTTATTACACTAGGTTGAGGAGTATTCACATCGTTATAATTAAACTGAAGATACATGTTAGCTGATACTTCGCCTTCAGGTTTCCAGTTTAAATTAATTCTTTCCATTGACTTTCTTATTCCAGGATCACCCATAGTCATATCTGGTGATCTATAAGTTGAGTCTAAATTATATGTTGAGCTTGCTCTTGTCCAAACATTTCCTGATTCTTGTTTGTATATGTAGCCATCATATCCACCTGATACTACTGTCTCAATATTACTTATATAATCTGAATCACAACAAGAAACTTTTAATCCTTTTATATCTGCATATTCATATCCCAGTTGACCTGTATTAGTATTAACTTTAATAACTGCAATTATACCTTTAGAATTAGATTCAACTCCTGTTGTTTTAGGATAAAATAAACGATATTGAGATTTATCTCTAAGTACTAATGATGTAACGTTATCATAAGTAATATCATTAATTCTATCTTGTATTTGTTTTGATACAGTACCTAGTTCAACGTCACCAATTCTTTCTGTACCAGCAACTGTTCTAATTCCATCTGCAGATAAAAATAATAAGTCACCACTTACCTCCTGAATAGAATGATGTGCTATTGAACCAACGTTCTTTGCAACTTCAGCTAATGCAAAATTACTAGAGCTTGTTCCTGTTACTTTATAAATCTTTCTTTGACAGAATATAAATAATTCATCCCTAAATACTTTTAATCCTGTAACAACATCACCAACTTTTATTTCACCAGCACTTGTATCAAAATCATCTTCTGTAAATGGTCCTGAAAAAATGACAGTATGTGTTGAATTAGACATTCCACCATAAAACATATGATTAGCAAATGATTTAACAAACTTAGGATTAGTTGGAGCTGTACCACCACCTGTTGCATTTATAATATCTTCATTGTAACTTGTATCTAAAGTAAATGCTGCAGATTCTCCAGTTGCAATTATAATTTTATTAGTTCCATTATAATTATATTTATCAAAATCATAAGTATAAGTTGTACCCTTACTTGTAGCTCTTGATGTCCAAGATCCAGATGTAGTTCCAGTAGAAACTGTACCACCTCTAGCTGCTACTATAATTCCATTAAAGATTGCAGACATCTGAACTCTTTCTGTTGAGGCAGAAACCTGTGGCACTATTGTAGAATTATATAATGTTGTACCATTTAATCTTCTATATCCACCTTCTACTGATGGTTCAAAATTTGTTAATTGCAGAGCTTCACCAGGTTGCATATTATATACATCCTTATTAAGTATTAAACCTCCACTACAACTTGCTGTATATGGAGCTATTGCTGAAGTATCTGCCATAATCTACCTTACTGTAGTACCTACATTTGTAGTAATACTTTCTCCTATTACATCTGTTCTCATATAATCTGTTGAATGCGTACCATAGTCTATCTTTAATAATTTTAATTTTCTTTGATAATCTCTATCTGCTAATTGTGCATGCTCTGGATCTGATCTTAACATATATACATAATACTTTGATCTATCAATTATTATTGAACCAAATCTATCAGGTAATCCCATTGTATCACCATGTGCAGATAAATCTGTGTGTGTTTGATAATAATCATAGCTTATTGTATATTCACCTTCACCTGGTATAGGACTTATTATAAATGAACTATAGTCAGGTTTTCTAATAATTCTTAAAGGTATACCATATGCACTACTTTGATTAACATCATCAGAAGGTTTATATGATTGTAAATAAGTATCATAAGTAGCACTAGCTAATTTTCTAGGTGCAATATCACTTCTAGATATTCTTACATAATCTACATCCATATTAGTTGCTGTAGTAGTATTATTTATTGTTACATAAGTTGTAGTTGCTGTAGCTGTAAATGTAGTATCTAATATATTACCTTCACCAAAATTAGTTACAGTTAAAGTTGTACTTAAATTTTGAGTACCTTCTGCTGCTGTACCTACTTGGACTTTAAAAGCCTGTCCTGTACTAGCAGTGTCATAAGCCCTAACTTGAATTCTATAAGTTTTATTTTTTACAGTTGAGATAGCTTGATACATAGCATAATCATTTAATCTTGCTCTACCATTTCCACCACTATTATAGGCAGCACTTCCAGCTCCTGCTATAGTTGTCCAACTAGTTATATTAGAAGTAAATTCTCCATTAGTAACTAGTTCTGTTGGTTTTAAAAAAAAAGACTCAAAGTCTACTCTTCGCATATCAGATGGGAATGAATATTCCGCATCACCTGCTTGGAGAGCTTGAGTCGTGGATGTGTGTAATAAAGGTAACTCAGCACCTTCATTGTATATATCGTGTATAGATTTATTAACAAAATCTTTAACAGCCGTTTGAATACCACGGCTACTAGAGAATGTAGTTGAAGTCATTTCAACTTCATTTAATTCTCTTAAGATTCTATTTGTTAATACTAAATAAGTTGTAGACATTTATTACTTCTTTTTTTGTTTATTATATAATTTCATAAATAAATTTATTTCTTTAATTGGTGTGTTAGATCCTAATGCTTTTTTCATATTAGTTCCTGATTCATAGGCTCTTTTAAATTTATTATATTTTCGCATATCAAATACTTCTGATGCCATATCTACTCCTCTGTTATATTGTTATCTTCTGCAAACTGTTCGCATCTAATTAATAATCTTTTAATACGAGATTCTGCATCATCTAATTGCTTTTTTAAATCATCAATCTGCTTTTTTAGTGCAGTATTATCAGATTTGTACTCAGAAATTATCTCAAGAAGCTGATGTCTTTTTTGATATTTCATTAAGTAGTGAAGTTATCTGATCTAATTTATCAGATTGCTCTTCAACTTTATTTTCTAAATTCTGTATCCTTATTTCTTCTTTAGAAGATACAACTATTGAACCTGTACTAGCATTAGTTTTTTTAGTTAAATCATATGTAGTCATTTTATTCTCCTAGTTAAATTAATAAGGGGTATTTATTAAGGGGGATAGTGATACCCCCCTTAAATTATTTAGTATTATACTGCTGTATCGTGTTGAGTACTTGTATTATTATCAGTCTCATTGATACCTGAAATATCACATAGTACTGCCCAAACACGGATTTTACCCGCACTTGAAGCTGCACCAGCGATTAAAGCATCAATAGTATCTGCAACTTTACAAGTAAGCATAGGTGCTGCGTCTGCAACATCTCTAGGTGCATAAGCTGCCCCTGTAGCATCATAAGCATCTACGAAAGCATCAGGATCAGAAAACCCTGCTGTACTTCCTGTGATACCAATGTCAATTACTACAGAACTTGAACATGCTGTTAGCACTTCTACGCCTGCTGCCATAATTAATGTTTCTGCAGGAACATCAATGCATTTAAGTACATCATTTTGTGCTGCTCCTGAATCACCATTAACTGCTGATACATCAATTGTATTTTCTACCATGTAAGGTGTTCTACCATTAGACGGATGTCCAGTAGTTCCACCTACACCTGTTACGTTATATGTAGCCATAGTCTATCTATTATCCTCCTAATTAACCTATTGTTATTACGCCAGAGTAAACTGCGTCTGTTCTTAGAACTTTTCTTCCAAAAACATGTAGTCCTCTAACTATATCTGAAAATGAATCAGGGTCTCTGATAAGTTCTGTTTTCGCAATATGATTTGCAGTCGCTACTCCTGACTGGTGACCATAAAGGAAAGCATACTCGTTAGAACCTGCTGATCCAAATGTTTTACTTGATGCTGATCCGCTTGATACAGCTATAGAATTAGTAGTATACATTCTAAAACCAAATAAAGGTCTGTCTGTAACCATACCATTTCTCATAGATGAAGCTGAACCATCATTCATTACAGATTGATCCATAATTTTCGCACCTGCTTTTCTAATTTGTTGATAGAAAGCTGGTGGAGCTACGAACCATCTGTTTTCTTCTGGTACATCGTTTCCGTCAAGAACTGTTTTTGCTGCTGACATAACATCTACCAAAGTATCTGTTGCTGCATCACCATCAATTGGTGAACCGTCAGTTCCTGTATTAGAAGCTGATGTAGACGCACCGTCATAAATCGCTTTTAATACATTGTAGTCATAGTTCTTTTTAAGTGCGTAAGCACCTGAAGAAGTTGCAAGAGCTTCAAAGTTTACGTGTGATTGTCTTTCTTCGATGTCATCTACTTTAAACGCAAAGTAAGAACCTTGATCGACAGTAAGTTGTAACTTATCGTCTGCCAAGGACTGTGTGTTTACAGATTGACCTCGAGCATAATCGCTCACAGTAATGGTAGGCTCTTTCACGATATTTACCGTGTCGCCAAAATTTTCGATTTCTCC